GTGCATGATCCGACCGACGCCATCTGGCGCAAGAGCACCTGGAGTGGAAACGGGGGCGACTGCGTTGAGGTCGCGACCAACCTACTCGACCGTGAGGGCGTGCTGGTGCGCGACAGCAAGAACCCCGGAGAAGGCCACGTCGCCTTCACCCCTGCCGGCTGGAACGCCTTTGTGGGTGGGGTTCGGGACGGCTCGTTCAACCTGTGACCTGGTGCGGCGCTGTCATCGCCGCACCAGGGCACCAGATGTGTAATTCGAGCAGTCCAGCCCTAGAAGAGTAGCCAACGGATAGTGGGCCTGGGCACTCCCCGTGCCCACTTCCTCACTCTAGGGCGGCCGTCAATGCCCTGGGCCGCGCTCCATGCGATGTGGGCATTTCGATCACAATTTCACACATCACCCGTGAAGGGTGTTGTTCAGTCGGTCCCGCATCTTGCCGATGGCGGTCTCCAGTCGGGAGGTGATCGCCTGTCGGCTTACCCCTTCGTGATGGCCAATCTCCCGGTGATCCCAGCCCAAGCCGAAACGCAAGAGCAGGGACCGCCGCTCCCGGAGGGTCAGCGGCGCGTACCTCCAAGCGGCCTTAATGTCAGCCAGGTGGGCGAACAGGGTGCAGCCGTGGGACACGTCGATCGTGGCTCGCGGCATGTCGGGATCGGGGGCATTAGGGTTGGTCATGCCAAAAGCGCATGAATGATCCCACACTGCGGGTAGAAGCTGCTCAACCAGCTCTCGGCTGTAGTCACTACCTGGTGCGTCGGCCTCCCGGGCCCGCGCTGGGGAGGCGTCGTGGCTGTCACCCGTCGCAGCGTCGAGCGAGGTCTGTCGGTTGTGCCGGCCAGCCTCCACCCGCACCTTGTCGAGCAGGCCCTGGACCATTCGAACGTAGAGCACGCCCAGCCCCAGTCCGGGGTCCTCCAGGCACTGCCGAGCCTCGGGCCCTGTGGCCAGCAGGATTAGCACCTCGTGGTGCAGGTCGTCGAAGTCGATGGTGGTCAAATCTGCGTAGTCGGTGGCCACCTTGCTCGCCGCCTTTCGGGCAACCGTCCGTACGCCTGGGTACTCCAGCACCGACCAGTCCGCACCGTGGACACTCTCACTCACTACGCACAAGCTCCTTGATGTTCGTTTCTCCGCCCCTGGTGACCGCGATGATCAGGCCGGGCGCTCCCGTCGTGCCGTTGGCGTGCCGCCACCAGGTCGACTCGCTTTCCATCGCCGGAGGCTGTATGAAGGTTCGGGGCCCATCGGTGTCGGTTTGCTCGTGGTGTAGGTGGCCAGCGACCAACAGGTCGGCCTGGTGCATCGGGGACTTCCGGTTGAACGCCTGCCCCCTCCACCAACCAAAGTGTTTGCCCGGCCGCCACTGGTGCCCGTGGGCATGGGCCACTACCGTGCCGGCCACGTCTAGGACCACGGTCAATTCATCTGTCTCTGGGACGTAGAAGTCGACATGGCCAAACGCCTGTGGGTTGAGCCGGGCCGCATCGGCGACGGCGATTAGCGACTCGGTGTCGTGGCTGTCGTCATACCGGGTCACCCCCTTGCCGGCGAGACGCACCGCCTCGCCATGATTACCCGGCACCGCCGCCATGCTGACCCGGCTGGCCAGCGGTGCGAACAGCTCCATCGCGTAGAGCATCACCCGGCGGGTCAGCCGGATCTGCTCGTTGAGCGTTAGTGGCGTCCGCCATACGTTGGCCCCGCCCTGGCTGGCGAAGCCCTCAATGTGGTCGCCGAGCCAACCGAGGTGAACGTGGCCGATGGGAACGTGGTCGCTGTATTGAAGTAGTCGATCGGATGCCCGATCGAGGCAGCCGATCGTGCGCCGCAAAGCGCCCTCTACCCCGTCGCCGTCGATCTTGCCGAACTGCATGTCGCCGAGCAGGACCAGGAACCCGTAGTCACCCGTGGGCCGGCTGACCACCGTCGTGTCTCGGCTGATCCGGTCGAACAGGTGGTCGATGTCGGGGGGCCCGGCGTCGGAGCCGACGCGAACGAACGTGAACCGGGTGGACAACCCAGTCTCACCGTTCGGCATTGTCCACTCCGAGGACCGGAAGCCAGTCACCTTCCAGCCGTCCGGGTCGAGGCCCCGTTCCTGGAGGTGGGCGACCGCTAGATCCTCGTTCACGTCTCCCTTCACCCCCCGCACCGTCACCGCGGCCACATCGCCTGCAACCTCGACCTGTCGCGTGAAGTCCCGCTCGGGGCTAGTCTTACGAGCCGGGATCTGTGGCCCGACGGGCTTGTCGAGCAGCTCCTTCAGTAGGTCGGTGCCCACAGGATCACACTCCACTTCGACGCACCGTGCGCCTGTAGGTACGGATGCTGGACGGGGAGACCGGGGTGCCGGCCCGCTCTAGCCAGTCGGACAGATACTCTGCGCTGGTATCGCCGTCGAGGTGGCGCATGAACGCGACTCTTATGGCGTCGCTCATCGCGTCTAGGGCGACCTGGAGCTTCGAATTAGGTCTGCTCACAGTTTCACACTCGGTCATTGGTTGCTCGCCTCCTTTCCTCCTCCAGGAGGGCCAGTAGAGCCTCTTCCCCGCCGACCAGGTACGTGTCGGTCACGTCGCCGGTCCGCAGCCGTAGGCCCTTCGCTTGCCGCAGCGAGCGACAGACCTTGTTCGTGAACTCCGCACCAGCGTCGTCCGGATCTCCCCAGATCCAGACCCGTGAGAAGCCGGCCAGCATTCGTCGGTGACGGGGCTTGAAGGCGTTGGCCCCTGGTAGGGCCACCGCTGGTAGCCCGATCTTGTTGAGGACTATCGCGTCGAACTCGCCTTCGGTGAGGTGTAGCTCATCGTCGGCACGGAAGATCGCACCGACGTTGAAGCAGCGAACCGGCTCGTTCCTTACAGTGTTGTACTTGCCGTGAGAGAAGTGGCGGTGCTCATGCTGCACGATGCAGCGGAACCGGATCGAGAGTGGCTTGCCGGAGCGGTCCAGATACGGGATGGCCAGCATTCCTCGGTACTTCGTGTGGCCCGGGAACGGGTCAACGACGACGCCAAGCCGGAATGTAGCCGCCTCGGCCTGTCCGATGCCTCGTCCGATCAGGTACCTCGCGGCGTCCTCCGTAAGCTGACCCTCGTACGCCGTCGTCGCTTCCTCCAGCGCTTCCCGCTGTGAGGTCGAGAGTGGCTGCAAGGGCTCTTGCTCCGACAAAGGTCGTCCCCTCCTTCTCCATGATTAGCGTGAAGCTGTCGCCTCCCTTTCCGCAGGAGTGACAGTTCCACAGCCCGGCTTTCAGGTCTATGGACATCGACGGTGTACGGTCTTCGTCCTGAAGCGGGCACCGCACCATCTGCGTGACCCTGTACGAATTGACCTGGACGCCGTAGTGCTCCAGCACCTCCACCAAGTCCGGCCGATCGACGCTCATCTCTTCACCTCCACCTCGGAGAAGTCGGCCAGCAAGAGCAGGTCGTCGCGGACCTTACAACTGTGGCCCCGTACTACCGTAATGGCTGGTCAAGGTTTAACACCTCCCGTGAAGGCGGGGTGGTCAAATAGTCGATGGCGCGGCGCAGGAAATGTGGGTCGTCCCGGGCATGCGCCAGAGTGTCGTTACAGGGGGAGCAGAGAAGGCCACGCACGGAAGCTCGACTGCCACGCTCTGCCGCCAGAGCGTGGTCGTGGTCCACGGCGAGTCGCTTGGTTAGGCCCGTGGCCCGTCGGCAGATGGCACAGCATCTGCCCTGGAAGGACAAGAGCGTGTTGTATTCATTACCGGTAATGCCGTAAACCTGCTCGATTCGCCGACTGTGCGCTCGGTCTCTGCGCTCCCGCCGTTTCGCCAGCCCGCACCGGTAGCAGCGGATGTGGACCTGCTGGTTCGGCCCTTTCTTCTTGCCGCAGTCGACGCACGGCTTACCCCGATGGCGGTCCGAACCGACTCTCCTTCCGGTACTCACAGGATCACACTCCTAGGGTTCGCGCACTGGACGAGTGGGGAGTGGCGTTGAACCGGGTTAGTTCGGGTTCGCAGTACACGATCGCGTATTTGCGCCCTGAGGGGTCACTCGGGCCCATACGCTGCTTAATCGTCGCTATTCGGTACTCCAGGGTGTTTGGGTCGAGGGCTACAGACAGGGACAGTTCAGTCTTCTCCGAAAGACCGCCTTTCACCTGATCCCGGCTGGGTGGCAACCAGGGATTACTCTTGGCGTCCCAGGTCTTGTCACTGGCGTGGTGAAGGAACATCGTGGTAGCCCCGGTGTTGCGGGCCAGCTCGGTGCCCATCGACATAACCGACATTTGCTCGGTGTAGTCGGATTCGGCCCGGTCGAAGTCCATCAGATTGTCAAAGACGATGACCTCGGGGTACCGATTATGCAGTTCCACGTACGCTTCCAGCTCCTCGTCCACCTGTTGCCAGGTGATAGGGGAGCCGAAGGAGAACTGGATTTTGCTCCGCCTAAGGGCGGAAAGGTACTTCTGGCGGTACTTCCCGCCCATCGCCATGCCCTTTTCGACCACCGCAGCCGTGTCGCCGCTTGCCATTGAGGCCAGTCGCGACGAAGCAGTAAAGGCCGACATGTCGGCGCTAAAGTACAAGGTGGGTAGTCCCATCTGCGCGACCCAGAATAGGGCGAATCCACTCTTTTGCGTCCCGCTGCGGCCAGCGATCATGATGACCTCACCATGTCGAGGGCGAGTCCCGCGCTCGTAGAGCGCCTGGAGCGCCGGAACGCGGGGTAGTTCCTTGCCGGATTCCGCGTACAGGGCGAGGGATCTGTCAGCTGTCAGCACTCTGTCTCCACCTCCTCGCTGAGTGGGCGAGTGGGCGGCCCGTTTGGCTACCCACCCGCTCACAAGTTCACACTTCAGTCGAAAGTTGGAACGTTGGCCAGTGCCCTGGTGACGGCCTCTTCTCGGCTGGTGAAGTAGTTCTCGACCTTCCCCTCGACCGAGGGGTCGGTGCCCCGCCAAACGAAGCCGGACCCGCCATTTGCGAATGTCTTCCGCGTAACGATGGCAAGGAACGGCTTGTCGACGAACGCCTCCAGGTCTGGCGTCAGGTACTTGTGGGTGATCGTCGCGCCCTTTAGCACCTTGCTTGGCTGCCCCTTGTCCAGGGACTCCGAGGTGCTGAAGATAGTGATGTCGGCGACGACCTCGTCGCGGGTGCTAGTCACCCCCTGATAGGTGTTCGGCACGTTTCTACGGATTGACTTTGTCTCAATGAGTAGGGCCAAGTCGTTCATGTGATGTGCCGGCCTGAAGAACTCGCCAGCGGATGGCTTGCCGAAGATGGACACCGATTGGCTCCTCTGTTGGTCACAAGATCACATCGTGCTGTTTGGACTATGGGTTGGCTCGCGCAGGTAGGGGCTAGCGCCGTGGGCTGGTGGTTCGATAGCTCACCGCGTATGAAAGCCGCCGAACGGACTCGCCACCTACGTCGCCGCTCTCAGCGCCCTGCCCCGTGCCTTCCAGGCCTCCAGTAGGCCGGCGTCCCTGAACTCGGTCGGGTGCTCCGCGTACAGCCGTTTGAGCCCGTTTTCTGTCTTCTCAGCCTCGATAAGAGCGAGCATCGGTCGCTTGGGTTCGGTCGGCTCCGCCGATTCCGTGGCCCCAGCCTGGACGGCCTGGCCGACGGCATTCCAGACATCGCCCTGTGGTCTGGACTGAGCGGCCGGCGTGTACTCCCGACCTGGTGGGATGACGGTCGCACCCAAAGCTCCGGCTAGGTTGCCCTTGGCGTGGGCCAGGTTGGTGGCCGACACGACGACATCCGACAGGCTTAGGCCGGCAAGGCTGTCTGGATCGAGGTCGAAGTACTCGACGATATCCTCATGGATCTCTTCCCGGGAGCCAGCGAAGGATACCCAGGTCTCCTCATGGCCCTTGCCATACTTGATCGTTACCTGGAGTCCGCGGCCCTTCGTGCCGCTGACGGTACTCACTGGTGGATCAGCTCCTCTACGCTCACAACTTCACAGTACTCCGATTGCGAATCGGTGTCAACATCACATGCTGATCTGGAGCGGAAACTCGATGCTCCGCACCCGGCGCAGCTCCCGCACCTGGCGGGCCACCTTCACCGCCTGCCAACCGATCCGCAGATCAATCCACTCGACGACCGTCGAGCCGCCACCCGGAAGTAGATGGACGATCAGCCCCCAGTCCTGATTGACGTCAGGCAGTGGCGTGCGTTCCTGAGTCCGCCAGTCGTAGCTCTGCCCACGTGAGTACAGTGCGAGCTGCATGGCTCGTTTTAGCGCCCCGTAGGCTTTGTTGCCCGTCTTCAGGTCCACGATCAGGCTGCCGCTGATGCTGTCCGGCGCGTACTCCGGCGCCCCCGGGGAGCGGCCGGGGCCGGGTCCGTCGTAGCGGGACACTCGGTCAGGAGTGCCGGCCACTAGCATGTCGTCAACCACCACCAACTGCTCGACCTGGACCATCTCTAGGTCCATTGTGGCAAGCATGTAGCCGGCCATGTCCTGACGGTCCTGCTCAGTTACCAGCACTGATGGCCGCCCAGGGCGCTTCAGCACGTTCGGAAGAGGCTCGCCTCGATCGACGCACTCGGACAGATAGTGCAGGTGCGAGCCCTTGTTCCGCTTGTCATGCGCGCCGGCTGCCTCTACCAGCCGGTCCGCCAGCGAGTTGAGCTGCTTTTTGTCGTTGGCTGGGTCTAGGTTCCCAGCGAGCCGGACCCCGTCTGGGTCGCGAGTCGCCCCGATTAGTACCATCCGCTTCTGCCAGCGCTCTAAGCTTGAACGGTCCTCTATTGCATCGATGAAGGTAGTGGCCCGAGTGTAGGCGACTAGCTTGTCCTTGCTCGGTACGTGTATGAGGGGCCTTCCGAAGCGGTCCCGGGGCTGCTCGTCCACCGCCTGCCGGGGTTGCGGTCTGCCGAACTCGGTCACGTGGGTATTGCCTCCTTCGGGCTCATCCAAATGCGGATGGTCCCGTCATCCAGTAGGTCGGGCTCGCACTCATCGCTGTCGTACACCTCCATACCCTGAGCCTCAACCAGAGTCACGGCGTGCTCATACTCCTCGGCCACGTACCCTGGTTGTAGGTCTATGTGCCAGTCCCAGTTCTCGGGGTCGATGTTGACTGTCACTTTCGCGGCCCTTGTGTTACGCATTTGCCGGCTCCCGTCCCCCACGGTGGGCGTTTGCGGTGTCGCCGAGTGGAAAGATCACCATACTTGACTGGTTGAGCGTGTGCAACTGTGATCGGCGAAGTTCCCGTCGGCTGATCCAAGTAGTTCGAACCCTATCTGATCTTTGCAACCCCTGCCACACTGTGGACGCAGCACCTTTGACGTGGGACGCGGGGGTTGGCGAGGGTTGTCCGAACGTCTGCACTGATCGGAGACTGGCCTCCGGGCCGGGGCCTTGATTCGCACGCTCGCCTGGATACGGTTGCAGATTTCCGAGCGGAGGGGGGCGCTCTTGAGTGGCAGGAGCTGTCACGCCCCAACGAACGGCGGCGACCGGGTGAGTGAGTCGTGTGGACGGTCGCCGGCGAAGATGTGCCGCCGCGGTCCTGTAGTCACGAGCTGGGCATGAGCACCCACACCAGCAGCTAACGCTGAAGCCGGAGCAGATTCCGGCCTAGCAGCGGCACGACGTGCGGTTTTGGGGCCGGTGGTGCCCAGCGAGCCGCCGGCTATCAAATCCACGGGACCACATGGCCGGATGCTGACAGAAGTGCGCCGGTGGCGTGCTGGACGGCGACCCTCCAGTGTCGCGACAGGTCGGTTGCAACATCCGTCTGAGCTCTATAGCCTCCGAACCCCTTGGGCGTGGCCAAGGCTCCCTTCAGTCCACTCGGGGGCGAGTGGTTGTCTTGCGTTCGGGCTTGCGCACCAAGTCTGTGTCCTGCTTGCGCGCTGGCACGTAGAAGAACCCCTCTTTTGTCTCGATGTCGTAATGGACTACCAGGCCATCACGCTTGAGGCGGTCGACGAAGTTCTTGACCCGCTTCTCCTCGTCTGGCTTCAGCGTCTTGCCGGCTCTCCGGCGGGCCTCGGCCCGTAGCATCTGGGCCGGGAACAGCCAGCGGTGTTCATCCTTAAGCAACCATGGCAGCAGGTCGTCGTTTCGTAGTGTGCGGCGCTCTAGGCCCCGGCGCCGCCGAAAGTTACCAAAGAATGACGGGACGACATCGATGTCGTACTTCCGCTTGTACTCCTGGACCATCCACTGATAGCTTCTGCGCTCCTCGAACCAGCGGATTAACTCCTGCTCGTTCTGGATCTTCGAACTTGGCACTTGCGCCCCCTGTCGCGTCCAGCCCCCGGCCCCACGGTAAACATGTGCAACTGTGCCTTACCGTAAGTGGGCTTGTCAACTCACAGTAGTCGTGTGATAGGATTCAATCAGTCACAAAGAGGCAACCGAGGGTTAGCAGGAAGGTACTGCATGGCCAAGATGAATCTTACGATCTGTGATATATGCGGGGACAGGTCAAAGGACGCCCTGCCGTACACGATCAAGAGCAAGGATGGATCCGTCAGCGTCGACTTGTGTGAAGATGACGCCAAGCCGATCCTCGACCTGCAAGCAAAGATCGAAGATCGGCCGGTTGTCCGCCGCCCCGGCCGAGTCCCGGTCGCCACGATGGAGGACATCGAGAAGCTGAAGGGGTCGTGAGACAGGGATAGCGCCCCACCTGCAAGCGAGTTGCAAGTGGGGCGCGTTTTGTCACAGGATCACAGATCAGGATCGGCTGAGCCAGGGGATGTGCGCGTCGATGAAGTCGGCGACCACCGGGGTGTTCATCACCCGGGTCACGACACTGGCCACAGCGACGGTGCCGCCAGCCCCTGCCGCGAGGTAGGCGTAGACGTTGGGCGGGACATTACCCTCGATCTGCTCCATGGCCACAGGGACCGCGACCAGGAGGACCGAGCAGGCGGAGACAAATGCCTGAAAGCGGGTACGGATACGCCTGCGCCGGGCATCGCCGGCCGCCAGATCCTCGCTGGTGATGTCCTTGTACGGGGAGTGATCATTCACGCGAGACTCCTTCGTCGAAAAGTCAGAAGCGGCCGGCGTTGAGTCGGTGCTGGAGAGCCTTTACTACCGTGGATGTCGGCCTAGACATCACACTGTCGACCGGGGTGCGCAGATACCGCTGGAGCGCGCTCACGGTGTGGTACCTCCGACCGTCCTGCGCGATACCACGACCGTCAACCACCAGGTTTCGGTCGACCCGCGACCTCAGTACGCGCTGTACAGCTCGTACCAACTCGCTCGGGTTGGATATCACGCCGTCGGCCGGGGTGCCCATAACCTGCTGCCAGCGTCGGACCGTCTTCGGCCCCAACCGCCCATCCACGGCCAGGCCCGGGGTGGCCTTGAGTGCCGCCGTGGTCTTTGGGCCAATCACGCCATCCACGGCCAGCGTCCTGGCACGCTGGAACGCGATCACCGCGGCCTCGGTGGCAGGGCCGAAGTCGCCGTCGGCCGCGATGTTCGCGCCGTGATCGTTCAGCCGCTCCTGACCGGTGCGCACGTCCTGGCCCTGCATGCCTCGCTTGAGCACTCGGTCGCCCAGGGCGGGCGGAGCCTGGCCGGCAACGAGCTTGCCGCCTGCCGCAAGGTAGCGGTCCAAGGTTTCGCCCTTGAGGACTGACAGCAGGGCATGCTTATTGGTGTAGGACGTGACGTATCTCCGCACCTCGGAAATGTGGATGTGCCACAGGTGGGACTTGTCGCTGACTGACGCCCTGCCCTTGCGGATGTCCCAGCCCTCGACCTGGCTGTCGCTGTCAGCCTGGCCGAAGAACTCGCGCCAACCGGCCATGCGGGGGTCCCGGGCTTTGGCCGCGCTGAGTAGCCGTTGGGTGTACTTAGCGATGATCCTGTAGTCGCCGCGTTGCGCTGACCGGGAGGTAATGTCGACGGCTGCGGCCTTGTCGCCGGGGCCTGCCTTGTCGTCAGCGTGGGTAACGGAGTAGTTAGTTTTCGCGTTGGCGTCACGGGTGTTGTGGTAACCGGGTTTATTGGCGTAAATGCCCGACAGGGTCAGGTCGCCACTCTCTAGGGCGATGATGTTGCCCGCCAGTTCCCACATGCTGTTATGAATTCGAGTGGGAATTGGGTTCGGTGCTTTTGCCATGGGCGGATTCTCCAAAGGCGGGATTGGTTGCGTGAGGCGGTGGTTTGGCCGCGGCGGCATCAGGCGGCTAGGAGTTGGGGCGAGTCAACCAGTCATGTGCTGGTCAAGGCGGCGGGCGACATCCATCCGCTCTAAGCGTTCGTGGCGGATGTCATCGCGCAGACCGTTGATGTCTCGGCCCTGCTGACGTTGCGTCTCGATGACCTGGTCCAGCCCGGCGAGGACGCGGTCGATGTCGTCGCGGAGGTTGGTGTCGTGGGCGTTGGTGACATGCTCGCGCACCTCGGCGAGGTGCTTGTGCTGTCTGCGTAGCAGGTCAACCAGTAGGCCGATGAAGGCGACGGCTATCGCGCCGAGGGCGGTAACTATGGCCGCCTGTACGGCCGGATCGAGGGAGAGAGCGAGGGCGGGGCGCACGCGGCAGTCTCACCTCCAGGTTGATCCGTCACCTGCCCTGACCTGGGTCATGACCCACCGGGTGCCACTGCCAATCCATACGATGGCATCGCGCCACCGAGCGCCATCGCCGACCTTGACACCGCTCAGCGTGGTGGCCGACGCCGTTGGGGACCACGGGCTCACGCCGACTGCGTTGATGGCGCGAATCCGTATGTAGTAGGTGGTGCCCGGGAGCAGGCCGGACAGGGTTGCGGGTGATGCTGAGTCGGTCACGGTGGTCACGTCCGTAAAGGACGGGTTCACGGATCGGGCGATCTCGTATCCAGTGATGGACGCGCCGCCAGTGTCAGATGGCGCATACCAGGACACTGAGGCGGTGGTCGCGGTGATAGTGCTGAAACTCGGCGTGGTGGGTGCACTCGGCGCTGTGGCGCTGGTGGTGAACGCCCTGGAGCCGGAGTAGGAACCCCAGCCCACGGAATTGCGCGCCCGCACTCGGGCGTAGAGAGTGGTGCCGGGTGGCAGCCCGACGATGGTCCGGATCGTGCCCCAGCCTGGCGTGCTCCAGGTGTGGACGAGGTCCGTGAAGGCGGAGTTTCGTGACACCTGCCCAGCGTTGTAGTCCAGGGAGCGCCCGTTGTTGGACGGGGTGGACCAGGACAACCGTGCCGAGGTGGCGGTGACGGAACTGGCCGTGGGCGTCCCAGGGGCGCTTGGCGCGCTCGGAGGGCGGGCCGGCAGGGTGAGGGACCGTGTGTGTCTCGGTGTGCCGCCGTTATACATCCCGGAGATGGCGGCCGTCCATGAGTAGGTAGGTCCGCCACTGTGGCTGATGCTGGCAGTGAAATTCTTGCTGTAGATCAACTTCGTGGCACCGGTGCCGTCCAGGCTGTTGTGGTATGTGCCTGTGCCGCCACCCGTGCCGCTGATGCTGTAATTTTGATTGTCGTCGAATCTCCAGCCGTCCGTAACCCTGACGTAGACGCGCAGATACACGGTGACGGATGTGCTCGATGCACCGGGGGTGGACGTCCAACAGTTAATGCCTACCCGGAGGTGACCTGAGCTGCTACCCCATGTGGTTGCCATGCGCCTCAGCCGACCGGCTGAATCCAGATGCGGTCCGTAGTCGGCGCACCTGACGGAGTGGTGGTGGAGACCGTTAGCGTATATCCGTGCCACCGGGTCGAGTTCTCGACCGGGTTGGGGATTAGGCCCTCCCAGGCCGAGCCGTTGTAGTACTCCCAGCGCCCCGTCGTAGCGTTGAAGCCGAGCTGCGGCTTGCGGGGGGCGGTCGGGCGCGTGTCGGTGGTCCAGCCGCGAACGCGAAGACCGGCGAACTCGCGGTCATCGACCACCCCGGCGATCCCGGTTACGTTCGCGTCGATCGGCATGCGAGCGAGGGAGATTTCATGCCTGCCGGTGTCGGTCTGCGTGAGGGCTGGGAGCCCGCCGCCGGGGACTCCCTCCAGGACTTCCAGTGTGATCGAGTCCGCGGCGGGGTCTAGGCGCAGAATGGTGCGGTCTGTGCGGGCGGACGTGCCAGAGGGCGGCACCGGCACCGTCTCGACAGCAGTCGATACGACGGCATGGCCGCGAACGATGGCGAAGCCCGGCTGCACGAAGACGTTCATCCCACCTGGGTCGCCAGACACCTGGAAGCCGGCCCCGCCGTGCGTGTCAGCAACACCGGAGTCCTGAAGTTCCCGAAACAGGTTGGAGTATTGGGTTTCCGTTGTTTCTTGGCCGTCGAAGGGGTACGCGCTGATCACAGGCAGTCCTACAGTCCTCGGCATGGAGAAGCCCCCGCGCCTAGCGCCTGGGGCTGGTGGTGGGTGGGGCGTTAGTTGGCCCAGCGGATTGGGGTTACCCGCAGTGCTGGGTAGGCAACACCGGTTGCGCCGTTGCCGGTTTTGTATGCTCGCGCCCGGAAGGTGTATGAACCCGCATCCAGGCGGGTGGTCATGCTGGTGGAGTGTTGGCCGCCGCCGGGTTGAGCGCCATGGGTGCCCACATACAACACCTGCCCCCAGGCCCCACCAGCCCACGACTGCGGGGCAGTGCCATTGACGCTGACACCGCAGCGGATGGTCGTCGAGTCGACATACCCGGCCGACAACCAGGCACCCAACTCGACCTGGACGATGGCGTCTTGGGGCAGGGTGAGGCTGATGGTCCCGAGGTTGGGCAGGTCGGCCCAGGACGTTGCGGTGACCGGAATTGCGTTGCTATACGACAGCACCTGCGGGTCGGGCAGCGTGTTCGGGTTCTCCGCGTTCCGCTCCAGCAGGGAGATCCGTTTTTCGGCGATGCCGAGTCTGCTCGCCGAGCTGGGGTCGGCGCGGGGTGACCCGATCAGGGCCCCGATCCGGAATCCCTCCGAGTTGGCCCTGAGGATGTACCCGGTCACAGTGGAGGCGAGCGGGCGGGCCTCGACTGTGACGCCTACCCGGTCGCCCAGGTACCAGTCGCGGCCGAACTGCATGCTGGAATCTTCCATCGGAACAGCCTGGACGGCGAGGGCGGCGAAGCCCTCCTCGTCCAGCACCTCTTGGCCGGCTCGGGCTAGCTCGTCCCAGTCGTCGGTGTTGCGCTGGTCGACAAACCGTTCAATGCGCCGGCCCCACGCGCCCTCGGCGGCCAGGGACTCGGCAGTCTCTATTTCCAGGAACTGCCGCTCGGTCAACTGGCCCTGGCCAGCGACCAGGACGCGGGTCGCGCCCGGTGGCGTGACCGCCACACGATGCCCGGCCAGTGTGTTGTTGTACACGTCCAGGCGGACTTCTGCCGATCGATCATTGACCTGGTAGGTCTCGAAGGCCAGACTGGCGCCGCGCTGGATGATACGAAATCCTAAGCTGTCTGGTCCGGCCAGCTCGGCGAGCAGGTCGCCGAGGATCGCGAAGCGGGTGCTCTTGGTGACCTGCTCGCCGCGGGCAAGGTCCGCGCCCATGACCAGGTGGCTAGTCAGCAGTCCGGTAGGCCGGCGCTCGGCTGGCGCAGCCGGGCCGATGTTCGCGGCGACGAAGGCGTGCATCACCGACTCCGCTGGGCCGGTTCGCACGTCGTGGGCCAGGGCCTGGCCATCGAGGTCGGGGTTAGTCGGATCAGGCAGCGCCAGGTGGTCCGCCAATAGGACGGTGTCCGTCACTCCCTCAAAAGTGATAGTGCCAGCGGGGTCGTCGGCCGTGGCGCGGCTTTCCTGCCGGGCCGTAGGTCCGGAAAACGCCTCATGACCATCTGGGCCCGTCACCACGATGCCGGAGCCGGGCTGGCGTAGAGCGCCCGCTAGGGGGTGATCCGCAGTCAGTCGCAGCCGCCAGCTACCAACGTTGTTGTGCAGGTCGGATAGCTCCAGGTCCAGTTCTTCGTGGCGGACTTGGCCTAGGCGGGTGAGGGTCTTGTCCCTAATCTCGACGGTGATGTCCGCGAGGATCACTCAGATCACCATCCATCTGCGTGGCCGCCAGGTGCAGGAAATCGACGAGCGGCCGACAACCTGCGGGAGGGAGCGGGTTGAGGCGGAGGCGTGGTTCACGCCCGTCCATTGGTGGACGCCCGTTGTCAGGGAGTCCAGGCTGTCTCCATCGAAGTAGGAACCGGTGTAGCTGCCGCTGATGAGTGCCCAGTGGGCTAGGTCGAACTGCCCATGCGTGGTCGGGGATAGGGTGTCGGGTAGGCTGATATGGAGCCCGATGTCCGCATCTGTCCCAGCGTCGGCGAGCGCGGTGAAATGTATCCGCGCGTCCATCCAGCCAGCACCCACGCCGAAGACATGGGTGCTGGGCATCACTTCAGCAGAGCCTGCCTCGTTGGCGATTCGTAGTGAGACCTCGTCGGACGGCCAGCCTGCCATCCGCATGCGTACCAGCAGCGTGTACTGCTGTCCGGCGGTGATGTCGGTATGCGACACGGCCGTGGACCTGGCTACGCGGTTGCTGGTAGTCGGGCTACCGGCGACAGCGCGCCACCGCTGGAAGCGGGTGCCAGCGGTGCCGGCGGCCCAATACGGAAACCAGGCTGAGTCACCGGAGACGCTGACCGCCTGCCCTACCGACTGCGGGGCCACGGCCTCCGAGACTGAGCCGTGAGCCATGTCCACCCACCGGTAGGTGACTCCATCCGTAGGGTCCGTGCTGCCGTCGAAGTAGCTATCCAGAACGGTCGTCTTTTCATACAGCACCGCATCCCACCAGAGAGCCGTGCCGTCCGGCGGGTGAGGTACATTGATGTCAGTGGTTACAACCTCAATATAGACCTTGTCCACTTCTGCCGGCATTGACTGGCTTGTCACGTGCACTCGGGTCCAGGTGTTCGCCGGGATGTCAGCGACTGGTCCCTCGATGCGGGCCAGTTCATCGAAGTCGGCGCTGTAGGCAACCATTGATGCCTGCATTTCGCACGGTTCGTCACTGCGCATGTAAACAGAGCAGGTGAGTGGGTCGCCTTCGGCCACCTGACCGGCCATGAGGTCATAAATGTAGAAGCCGGCAGCCCTGGTGCCGTCCGCGTTGCTTGTGGTCATCCAGGAGGACCGAGTGCCCGAGTAGGCCGCCGTGGCGTCGAAGCCGAATTCGGAGGCCCATATCCAGCCGCCCCCGATGTCACGGTCACCGCCGGGCTCTTGAGAGGGGTTACGGAAGTAATTTCTCCGCACCACCGTTTCCCCCGTCGCATTCTCGCCGCGGGGATTGGTGACATAATTAGTCCAGATCGGAGCGCCCCTTGGGGCAAGGGTGCCGGCTGAAGTGTCCTCCAGGGAGACGTGTGCGGTAGTCGTGCCGGGCGGGATTGACCACAATTTCGGAGCGGGAGCAAGCTCGGCGTAGCGATTGACCCCGGTGCCGTCCGTGACCGCGCCGGAGCCAGTGTCGACGATCAGCTTTTCATCGGGCAAAAGGGTGCCCACCCACATGAACTCATGCCCCTCCACGGACCGGGCATGGAAGGCGCTTCCCGGGCCGTTCACCTCCCACACCGGGTAGGCGGGAGCGTCACCCGTGTTCTCCAGCGTCATTGAGCCAATAGCCTGGCTGGCGGCGACCTGGAGCCTGGCTAGTCCGCTGAGCAGTAGGCCGCGACCACCGCTGCCGTGCTCGATGACCTTGCGCGTTTCGACTGAGGAGGTCCAATACGGCTGGCCGGCGCGCAGGGTGAGGACCAGCCGCAGGTCTTGGTTCCCAATGGTGTCGACGCCGTAGACGTAGTCACCGCCCCCGACTCGGCGTACCTCGGTATACCAGCTCGACCCGCCATCCTCGACCAGACGCAAGGTGCACGGTCCCGCCATCATGAGCGCCAGCCGGGACACTAGCCGCTGGAGGCCCGCGCGGTCGGGTGCGGAAAAATAGAGCGGGAGGTCGATGTCCCGGGGCAACACCCGCTGCCCCCGAAACAGGGCACCGTCGCCAGCGCCCGCGAGCCACTGGGTGGAGATGTCTGGGAGGCCGAGGCCCGTGAGGCCCGGCATGGCCTGAAACCCCTCGCCCCGCATCAGGACGTCATCGAGGTTAATGACATCGGTAGCCGACTCCAGTTGCAGTCTCACCAGCCCACCATCCGTGCGCGTCCGGCGGCCTTGAACAGGTCTTCCTCGCTGGACAGCGAGGATCCCGGGGCCGCGTGATAGTTGAGGATCTTTTGAACGACGGCCTCCTGCTCGGCCCCATCCAGGGCTGCCGCTAGCCGGGAATGAATGCCGCCGGTCGCGCCCGGAATAGCAAACTCAGTGCTGGCAACATCTTTGGTCAGCTCGGCCAGGGAGCGGCGCACCATGCCGTAGCGGGATTCCAGGCCATTAATGAAGCCGTCCATGACCATTCGGCCGGCGTCAACCAAAAGGTTTCGGTCCTCAGAGGCCGGGCCCTTCCAGTCGGGGATCAGGTTGGTAATTGAATTGAGGGTGCCCTTGACCTTGCCGACCATTGATTTGATGCCCCTTATGAGGCCATCGATGATCTTTTTGCCGGCATCGTGTAGGAGGGTACTGGCATTGCGGAAAGTATCAACGACGCCCTTGCGCAGCAGTTCAACCGCGGCGCGAACATCGTCGAAGGCTCCGCGGAACAGCTTCTTGATCGCATCTAGCGCATTGCCCGGGGCGGCTTTGAGGTCGTCCAGGAATGATCCCCATCGCCCCTTGATGCTGTCCCACAGCTCCAGCGCAATCCGCTTGATCGCGCTCCAAGCGTTGCCCCAGAGACTCGTAATCCCCTTGAGCGCGCCCTTGAGGACACTCCCCCCGAGGAAGGCGAGGATCAGGACGAAGGCACCCTTGATGGCGTCCCAGATGCCGGTCCAGACCTGCTGGATGCCGGTCCACATTCGGCTCCAGTCACCGGTGAATAGGCCCGCGAAGACGTTCCAGACCCCCATAACATAGCTAGTGACGCCTTTAAATACGTCCTTGATTGCGTTGATAATGTCGATGAAGGCGCCAATGACAACCTCGCCGACCCAGACGATCGCTGGCGCGAGCAGGTCGAGCAGCCAGTTTGCGAACGCCGCGATGACGGTGAGCACTGGGGTCAAGGCCGCGACCAGGCCCGTGATCGCGGCGACCAATGGCGGCAGGACTGCCATCACGATCTGCATGACGATGTCGATCAGTGGGGTAAGGATCGCCGTCACCAGGTTGATCAGAACAGGCAAAAGCGGAGTGATCGCGGTTAGGAGTTCACCAATGACCATTCCGAGCAGCCCCAGGAGCGGAGCCAGCGCGGTAACAATCTGGAGCAGCGCACCGCCGAGGATGTCGACCACCGGCATCAGGGCCGGCAGGATCGCAGTGAACGCGGTGGCCAGCGCCTCGATCAGCACCGCAGCGATCGGTCCCAACGCGGCCAAGAGCTGACCAGCGACCTGGGCGATCAGGCCAATGACCCCGGCGAGCGGGGCCATCGCGGGAGCCAGGGCAGAGACCGCAGCCGACATCGCGACGATCAGGGCCTCGATACCCCTCTGGATAGCAGGGTCCGCCAACGCGCCAGCTATGGCACCCAGCGCGACACCCAGCGTTGCCCCGATCAACGGGCCCAGCGTGGTGAACGTGTTCGCCAGGCTGGTGAACAGCCGTTCGAGCTGAGGGCCCGCGCCCGAGGCGATGTTGCTCATCATCTCGTGCGCCGTGGCGAACACGTTCGTGAGCGTCGCTTGGAAAGCGGGAGAGTTGACCACCGCCGCGACTCGGCCGAGGGTGTCGGCCATCGCGCCGAGCGACGAACCGCCGCCGGCCGTAGCCGCCCGGCCAATGCCCGCGAACGTCGACGAGAGGTGCTTGATCACATCGCCCAGCGCGGTGAGCTGCATGAGCGCGGTGTCGATCCAGTCGTCGAGCCGACCATCCGCCGCGGCCCCGGAGAGCCAGGCGTCGAAGCTGTTCGTGATGTCAACAAACCACTGGGCGAGCCGGGGCAGGTAGCCGGCACCGACCGACCCGAGGGTCGCGAAAATACTGGCCAAGCCCTCGCTTGCCTCGGAGGCGATGTCGATCGAAGCCGTTAGGTCGTCGAACATGCCGGCCAGAGCGCCGTCGAACGTTCCCGTGAAGGCGGTGGCAAGCTGGCCGAAGAAGGTGCCGAGATGTGACGAGACGTGCGCGATGCCGGCCGAGAACTGTGGCAGGAGGGTACTGATCAGCTCCTGAATTGGAGCCCTGGCCGCCGACCAAAAGTTAGCCGACATCCTGTCCTGGAGGGCGGATAGCTGGGCACTGACCTGCGGAAAGACCGTGGTGAAGTCCTTCAAGACGGCGACCGTTGCCCCGAGGCCGATCGCCATCCCGCCGAAAATCCCGGGCAACGCCAGGGCTGCGGGGGCGATCTGCGCCAGGGCGGCCGACAAGGCGGCCAGATTGCTCGCCGCGGCGATACCCCAGCCGGCGAGACCAGCAACCGCCAGGGCCAATGCGCCGATCAGGGGCACGGCCTTGTCCAAGTTGATCAGCTTTTCGTACAGGGTGTCGAAGATGCTGTGCAGCGCGCGAGCGCCGCTGAGGGCAGCCAGGGCTGTGGCCACGTTCGCCAAGGCCGCATTATTGATCTGCGGAATGATCTCGACCGTGCGGGGCCGAGAGACCGCGCGCAGCCGGGCATTGACCAGGGTGGCGGCACCAGTCAACAGCTCAGGCTTGACCTGGATCTTCAGGGGGCTGATGCCCCTAGCCCAGTCCCGCAGCTCCTTCTTCAGCCGGTTCAGGTGGGTCTTGTCGATGTCGAGCTGGACCTTGAGATCCTTGAGCTGCCGCTGAATCTTGGTCAGCTCGCGTTGGGTCGACGACCGGAATTTGCTGGTGTCAGGCATCACTCTGACGCTGATGCGCCCGATTACCTGTCCGGAATCCGGCATGTCTACCTCCGCTGGAGCCGTTTGTAGATGTCAGCGACCGAGGCAGGCTTCTTGGGCCCGGCCTGTGACTTCGACCTAGGGCGCGGGTAGGCGTCGAACTTCGGTGCCTTGCCCTTCTGCCAGTTGCCGGTAGCCCGGGTGTTGGTGGTGATCGCGTCGAAAAGGTCGGCTAGCAGGTAACGGTCCTGCCCCCAGCCGAATCGGTCTCGGCCTCCGGACGCGAGAGCAACGGTCAGGGAGGTGTCGGGCAGCCTCTGCACGTACGCCAGGACGAGGGTCGGCGATGGACCGCGCCCCTCGATCACGTCCACCAGGTTGAGCCCGTAGTGGTACGCGAGGTCAGGCAGCAGCCCCTCACCGTAGGCGTCGATCAGTCGGCAGAGGGCGAGGCTTCCCCCGCCTGGGTGCCCTCCACGTAGCGCTCGAAGATCGTGGCCATGACTGCGAGGTCGTCGCCAATCTCTCTCAGTAGCGCGGTCGCCTGAGGCTTGTTGCGGGCGACGAGGGTCAACGCCTCACGAAGTAGGGCTTCCTGGTCCGCGCCGTCTTCGGTCAGTCGTTCCTGGACGCTGCCTAGCGCATCCCGGTTTCGTTTGGCCAGGCGCAACGGGTTGAGTAGGGAGACCGTGGTCTCTCCGAGGGCAATGTCGAGCGATGCGTACTTTGCATCAGCGGCAGCACGAATATCGTCGAGGGAGAGGGCGTTAGGCATTATGTGCGAGTCTCCAGGGGGAGTAGATCATGCATGGGTGGAATACGGCTTGAGACATCTCCTAAAAGGCCCCTACTGTCGGGTCAGGGTGCCTCGCCGGCCTCCCACGAGTCACCGTCCCAATAGGCGTTCGAGCTGTCGCCTAGGACCACATACTGTCCCGTGGTCCACGCGGACAGCGGATTGGCGATCACTGCGGCTATCGCGGCCAGGTCGGTCGGGGCCATAGCGCCAGCCGGGGTGTAGGTACCCGGGCTGCCAGCATCCGCGCCGGTAGCCTGGTGATTCTCGCCCAAAGGGGTGATCGCGAAGGTCCAATCGTTGGTCATGTAGGCCAGGGGCTTCACACCAAGCGGCAAGCTGGCAAGTGACTCAGTGTCACTGCTCTCGATATCGTCGGCCCGGTATATCTCAGTCTTCGGCGCGTAGATCGCAAAGTGATTCTCGCCGTCTACGAAGATCGCTAGAAAGGCGCAAACGGTCGGTTGCGGGTCTTTCGGTACGCCCACCGTGCCGTCCGGTAGCTCGGGGCTGTTGGCACCGAAGTACAGGCGCAATGACGCTTTGTCGAACTGCTGGAGCGTGAAGTTAATGGTCTCGGTTCGCCTGCTGTACTTGGTGCGCAGGGTGCTGTTCTGGAGCGTGCCGATGGTGGTGGCCTCGCCGCCCTCAGACGTGATCCCGAAGATGTCTTCGAGGCTCGTATGGCCCACAGGCTCCCAGGGGGCACCTGGGAGGAGCAAGTCCGAAGGCTTCGCAGTGCCGGTCGGCGCGGTCAAGTAGTTGCCACTGCCGATGACGAGGGTGGCGTTGTCGTTCAAGGCCACAGGGGCTACTCCAATCAGGGGAGCGGAAAGGGCCGGTTTCGGGATCTACGGATTTGGACGCGGAACACGGTCTCGTATCGATGGAGCCCCGTAGGCAGGTCTGCGTACTGAACGGGCCCGGTGGCAGTCGCCCAGTCCGGGGCCCGCCGCGGAGCGGAGGTCATCTCCACATGAGTGATGTGGCCGCGACCTGGCACCACCGTGTGGTTGAACCAGGCATCACGCAGGACCACCCGGACCGCCTCGCCCAGCAGGGCAGCATCCTCGTCCCCGTTGGGGTCTTCGCAGAAGGTGTGAACGACGATGTCTGCCTCGTCAACGAAACGGGTGTCGCCACCCCAAACACCGAACTGAGGCAACCGACGTACCAACACCAGGGGGAACGTTTGTTTGTCGGCGATGAGCGTCCTGACCAGGATTCCTGGAAGCCCCTCGCGCAGGATCGTCAAAAGCAAATCCTCCACGGGTGACAGTTCGACCAGTGCCCGTACTGCGTCCGGGAGCCCGCTGTCTCGCCTGATGGCGGCCATCAGCGCCTCCTCCGCGTCACCTGCCTGTCGCCCGGCCGGGCCGGCGGCGCACCTCGCGCCTGAGAGCCTTGCGCTTGCGAGGCAGCCGTGCGACCCGATGCAAAATGAACAGGCCGTCCATCGCACCCCAGGTTGCGCCAGTCTCCGGGTCGATATAGCCCGCGCGCCCGAATTCGATCGACAGGGCAGCCTTTTGGCCGCGCTCATCGGTCAGGACAAGGTAGTGGTCGATGCGACCCCTGGCTATGTCGATGGCGGCATGGCCGTCATGTCTGTGTGCGGCAAGCTCAACGTCGGCGTGAGCCTTCATTGCGAAAAGTAGTTCATCCAAGTAGCTCTGGACGGCACCATGGCGAGCCAAGGCCTTCTCGATATTCCTGTAGAGCGTGACGGTCATGGTCGCTCCCGCAGGTCCATCGACCAGTGACGGGTGCGCCGGGTGCCATGGTGGTAGGCCGGCGGGGTCACCACGTCCCAAGTGGACCCGAGTATCTCGACGCGGGACCATAGCTCGACGCCTTCCAGGTCGGCGGCCACGCCAATACGGATGATGTTGATCTTTTGCTGTCCAGGCACCTCGGCTCGGGCGGATCGCTGGGCACTGACCCAGACCCGCACCTCGTGCGGGCCGTCAGCGTCGGCCATCCGCACCTGGTTGCCCCTGTTGTCCTGTATGACCACGGTCCGCCATATGCGCGCGTCTATGCCGCGTCGGCGCTGATGGCTCACCACGGCTCCGTGTCGCTGGAAAAGTACGGGATGGGCTCATTGCTGCCCTCGTCGGGCACTAGGCCCACGGGGTGCTTGCGTTGCGGCCCCCATGCGGAGATGGGTGCACAGTAGAGCGCCGCACGGCTACCGGCAATTCCCCCCAGCAGCTTCTGCTCAGCAGTGGTGAAGTGGACCGCGCCACTGCCTCCGCCGGCTTCATCGGACCAGCTCAGGGTCTCGTCGCCGGCCCGCGACTGGGTGTAGCCCTGAGGGTTGTCCATGAACCGCTTGCAGGCCCGTAGTACCAAAGTCCGCACCAAGCGTGGAGTATTTGTCACGTCCCAATCTCTGCCGTAGTGGCGGGCCAGGTCCGAGGCGTCCTCCAGGGCGCTCTGCGCGATTCGCTCCTCGTCTGCGTCAAGAGTCCAGTCGAGGCGGCCTTTCAGTTCATCGAGTGTCGCGTAGTCCGCCATGCCGTCTCCTTTGCGTGGAGAGCGGGGCCCCGAAAGGTAGCCCGCTCACAGGATCACACAGGGTTATCCGCTGATGCCGGTGATGTTGGCCAGCTCGGTGTCGTACTCGATAGTGAACTTTGCGTTCTCATCGGTCCGGCCAGCGACCGGGTCCGGCAGCGAGTCGGTGCCGTTGAGAACCAGCTTGATCGCCCGCACGAAGTGGTTGTGGGTTGAGACGAACGGCTGGTTCGACCCATCGTGTCCCACCAGCGGGTCATCCACGTTACGGAAGCCCCTGTAGCTGTTGAAAATTGAGCGGTCCTGGAACCGGGTCGAGTCGTAGTCCCGAATCCAGCGCAAGGCCACGCCGTTGTGGCTGGCGGTTGCCCCGAACGGCACGGACTGCGGGACACCAGGTGCCGCGGACATGAAGATGAACGCGCTGTCCACCAGCGCAATGGCGGTGTCGGCAGGCAGCTCTCGCGCGACGACGAAATCGAAACCGAACCGGCGGGCCAGGGTCGCCTCACGTAGTGCGGTAACCGCCTCGACCTCACCGACGTTGGACGCGAGGTTGAGCTTCTCGTCGTTGAGTAGGGCCGACTGCCAGCCGGTGCCGATCAGCATGGCCCGGCGGCCCGGCGCACGCAGGGCATCCAGCGTCAGGCCGGCACGGATCAGGCCCGCCCGTAAGCTGGTGTCCGCTACACCGAGGGTTACCTCGTACGGGGCCGCCACGAGGTGGTTGGTGGCCTCGTGCTCCAGGCCCCGGCCGATCGCCTCAGTTTGTTTGGTCGCCAGCTTCGCCCAGCCACGCAGGTCCATCTCGTTCTGCTCGTCGGTCAGCTTGACGGCCGAGTAGATGTCGCCGCCGAACTGCACCGCAACCTTGCGCTCGGCGTACTCATCGAACACGACCTCGGTCGTTCGGTCCGCGCGCCAGCCGTAACTGCGGTATGGCAGGACGCCCTCAACGGTCACGTTGATCGTGTCATCCGTCGCACCCTTGAATTGGTCAATACCCTCGCGCCGGAACACGGCCGGCACGATAAGCTGCTCCTCCAGAGCGACCGCCGCGGTGGCGACGATCTTCTCCGGCTTGATTACCTGATGCTCAGCCACTCTGTCTGCCCTCCTGGGCTACGAAGAAGCCCCGGGCTGGCTGCGCCCAGGGCTCGCGTTATCAGGGAGTCAGTAGCGGAAAGCCCGCGCCCGGCGTGCCTCCGTCACGGGGTTGAACGGCTCGTCCTCGTCGGACGGGTCCAGGCCACCCCGAAGGTCCCCTGGCGGGGCCACCGCGTACCTCTGGAGCGCCTTCGCGTCGGCCTCCAGCTCCTCGGCGGTGGTGCCGTCCAGGCGCTTTGCGAGGTCATCAGGCAAGCTGAATCGCCGCGCAACATCGCTGACGAGAACCTGGCGCTCCAGCTTCTGGTTGGTGTCCCGTAGCTCCTTCGTCGCGGCCTCAAGCTCCTCGACCGACTTCACGGCCGAGAGCTTCATTTCGGCCTCGCGCAGTCGCGTGCGGTAGTTGGCTGCCTCGGCGTTGGCTTTGGTCAGCCTGTCCCGAGCCCACTTCGGCAGCTCGTCGCCTTCGTTCTTGCCCTCGCCCTCGGGCGTCTCCGGGGCCTCCGGCCCGCCGCCCGACTCCTTGGCCGGCGCAACTTCGGTGCCCTGTGGGCCCGGGATCTCTGGCTCTTCGTTGATGTCGGGCATGCGTGGATCAGCCTCCTGGGCTCGGGGTGTTGATCGCCGCCTGGGCGAGCTAGGTCTGCTCCTGGCGGATGAAGCGCCGCCAGGCGCTTACCGCCGCCTGGCCCGACAGCCCCTTGGTGACCTGGGGCCAGAGCGCCTGGTAGCGGCGGTTCAGGGTGTAGCGAGTTGATGTACGCCACTGCTCGCGGCTGTAGACCGGCTCGGCGTAGCAGTGGCAGTTGTCGTGGTATTTGTCCCCGTCGCCGTACCTGGCGGTCGCATTGGTCTTGTAGACCGGGCCCCGGGAAATCAACATCGCGCACCACCCGCAAGGGGCGCCAGTGCGCGACAGACGCACGTAGCCGATCACCCGGCGGTCGCGGTCGGAGTAGTTCCAGACAATTCCCCGACCGCCATCCATGGCGACCCGCGCCGCGGTGGCTGCCTGGCGGCTGCCGGCGCTGCGGTGCGCCTCGTCGCGGGCAGCGTCAACCTCCTTGGCGGGAGCGTCGGTGTCAATGTGGCTGACCTTGACTTCGAGGTTCTTTGGCCCCAGGGCTTCGAGGTCGATGCGGGCCTCCCGCTCAGCGAGGCGCTCCAGGCGCTCCTCCTCCGCAGCGGAGTTTCCGTCAATCTCCTCGACCGGGATTCGGTCCTCGTCCAGGACACTGTCTGCGCCGGTGGACGGAGTGTCCTCCAGGGGCTTCTGAACGGGTCCGGCCAGCTCTCCGAACTCGTCACGCAGCATTTGGAGCGTGACGTACTCGGGCTCGGGTCTCCAGGGGTCCGCGACGGTCCTGCCAACACGGAGGGCCCGGATGAGCCGGTAGTACGCCATCGCCAACGCGCGTGCCTGACCACGCCGGGTCATGACCAGGCGGACAGCCTGAGTCAGCCATCGACCAGCAGTCTGCGTGGTCGCGGTGGGTGGCACGTCGGCCCATATCTTGAGGGCGTCTTCGATGGTCGCGGCACCGACCTGGGTCAGCGCCAAGTGGAAGGCGACCGAGGCTTGATCAGCCTCCCTCTGCGCGGGCGTCACGAAGGAGTTGCCTCCGCATCCGGGGTGGCCGGGATGTCGACGGCGCGGTCAGGGCTCGACCGGCGCAGCGCCTGGGAGATCGCCAGGTCGGCGTTCTCCTCCTCGTATAGCCGCTCCCACTCGTCCAGCTCGGACTGCCGTGCGCCCGGAACTCGGGCCCACAGGCCGCGCTTCGGGATGCCGAGCAGTTCGGCCAGCTTGCCCAGCCCGTCGGCCGACTGCGCGAGGGACTTCAGCTCCATGTCGCGCCAGATGACCTCGACCTCGTAGTCGTCGAGAGATTCGTTGTTCAGTTCGGCGGCCAGCCGGTCAACCCGCTCCCACGACTCGCCGAAGCTGGTGCGAAACTCCTCAACCATGCGCGACAGCGCAGTCTCAGCGGCCAGCAGCGCCTCGGCGCTAAGGTTGGCGATCTGCCCCAGCAGGTGATGCGGCGGTGTCTGCGAGATCGCGGACAGGTGCCGGATCGACATGTCGACGCTCGAAATGAAGCCATCCAGTGGTGTCTCATCAAACGAGCCGAATTTGGTCGTCTCGTCCTCGGCGAACAGGAACCGCTTCGCGTTGTAGTTCATCGGCAACGGGATCGGGTTGCCATCCTCGTTGAGGATCGGCTCGCCAGTCTCCGGGTCGCGTTTGAGCGGGGGAGCCATCCCGGTTGCCCAGCGGGCCTTCGTGCTCCCATAGGTCTGGGCAACCAATAAGTCAAAGATCGTCTGACCGATCCGATTTTGCACGGGGATCATGGGTTCGACCACGCCGACTGTCCGGCCCTCCAAATCGACGTAGGCGACGAACCGGGTGACTGGGCATTCACTTGCACCGTGCCGCATGCCCTTTTCGACCCGGATGGACTTCGGGTCGGTGTACGAACTGAACGCCACTGCGTACTCGTGGGTGCCGTCCCACAGCGTGGCCTTGCCCGGCGACCCGTCGGCCGGCTTGCGGGTAACCGTCAGCGCGGCGTGCGGAGTCTCGTCGTTGGCCGGGTCCTCGAACAGGGCAGCGGTCCTCATGGCGCTCAGGCCGCGGGTTTTCACGCCCCGCGGCGTCTTCTCGGTGACTGTGAACGAGTGGCCATAGGTGAGCGCGCCTCGGTGTACGGGGATCTGCCGGGCGGTCAGCCGGGAACGCTGCCAGTGCTTCCAACTCGGGCTCTTTCCGGAGGGCGCCTTGTCCCCGTGGCGGAAGGAGTCGACGTATAGCGCCTGTGTAGGTGTCTTTACCAGCAGGGGCATCCAGTTGGAGATCGCCCGTTTAGCAAGGAGTTTGTACTCATCGTCTGAGTTCTCGGGCATATACGGGTCGTCATGCCGGCCTTGCATGTAGTTGTCGATGCGCTCCAGACGGTCGGCGTCTCGGTCCAGGATCAGCAGGAGTTGGGCGGCAAGCCGGCGCGGCGATGGATCACCGATCACAGGATCACCTCCTTACATCCAGTAGGAGCGGCCGGTTTTGGGCCTGGTCTTGCGGCCGCGAGTGCGGAGGTCGTAGAGCGCCTCGTGGGCGAGCATCAGCGCGGCGTAGGCGTCGATCTTGCGGCGTTCGTCGCCTTTGCGGAACGAGACGCCGTACGGGGTGTTATGTCGATGTGCGTTGAGCAGGTGTCGGCGCAGCGTCAGGTCACCATCGTGATGCACCCTGCCGTCGAAGATGGATGACATCAGCCGCTCGTGTGCCTGGGTGTTGCGCTTCTGCGAGCCGCGCATGTCCCAGCCGATAGCGGAGCGCTCAGTTGCCCTCACGTCCAGGCCCTCGCCGTAGGTCTCGGCCCAGTCGGTGATGTAGGACTCCCATAGCGCCACGTCGGCATAGAAGCCGCGGACGCTGAACAGACGGAACGTCTCGTGCACCTGGCTGTCGACCGCATGCCGGGGGACCTCCCAGCCCGCGCCCTGTGCGCCGTCCGGCCTCTCCCACACCCCGAGCACGAATGCGGTCATGTCGGAAACTCGAATGCAGACCAACGCGGTGGCGTCGTCGCTCTTGCCCCCATCAAAGCCCATGACGATCTCGTCGCCTGGCATCAGGGTCGCGTCCTTGCGCTCTAGGGGCTTCCACTGCTCGTAGCCGTAGAGGGCGTCCTCGTCGGCGACAACCTGGTTAAGCCACATGCGCCGGGACCGAGCGACCGAGATGGTGGTGTTCTGAATCGACTGGATAATGCTCTCGACCTTGAGCCAGATCGCGTCGCCCCGGATCTTCGGGATGACGATCTTCAGGGCCTCGGGCGTCAGCGGGGTCTTCGGGTCCGCCTCGATCGAATCGTAGAGGAAGCCGACATCAACCGACCTGCCTTCGAGGATCTTTTCAAAGTGGTCACGCATCTTTTCGGCGACAGAGTCCTCACCAGGCAGGAAGGCGTTGGTGATCGCCAGGTAGCGCGAGTCCTGCTTGGTGGAGTTGCCGTCGATTGTCTCGTGCATGAGGTGACCGTTGTTGCCCCTGACCCAGTGCTGCGTCTCGTTCAGCAAGGTAAAGGAGGTTCGCTTGCCTTCGAGTGCCCGATAGCTCGATGTAACCGCCTCTAGGCGGCATCTGCCTCGATTTGCTCGAATAAGGACGGCTCCGTCCTTGATGGAGTAGACCTGCTTGAAATAGTCCGACATTAGGCCCGGGATCAGGGACATGGTGTTGGTTGTCTGCGCCTGGTTGACCGCAGTGACCTGCACCCACGCGCGTGGATGGGCCTTGCCGACCGGGTCGCCACCCTCGTCCCAGTGGGAGAACCGGCTTGGGCCGCACAGCTCGATCAAGCACATCACCGCGAGCAGCGGGTCCTTGCCCCAGCCCTTCAGTCGTTGCAGCACGCCCGTGCGGTAGATGAACCGGCCGTTCTCGGCGACCGCGTACCACCAGAGCAGGAAGCGAAGTTGCTCCGTGGTGAACCGCCAGGGGCCGCCATCCTCAGCGAGGAGGTACTCGGCGCACCAGCCGGCGATCTGCCACCCGAGGGTGCGCTCCGGCAACAGCCACGAGCCATCGGCACGGGTCTGCCACGTCGGGCCCAGGTAGGTCGGTTCGAGCAGCTCCAGCTCGGCCTCCGTCGGCGGAGGCGGTGTGACCGCGACGGTCATCGCTCACCTCCCCATGGAGGGCACCCCCGGCCACGGGAGATTCGAAGTAAGTGGGGATAGTTCTCCTCGGAGGGTGGTCCGCTGGAGCGCAACCACGGTCCCCTCAGTCCAGACCGAGCTGGCGGCGATAATTGGCTACTACCTGGTCAGAAGCAGAGGGCCCGTCATCGACGGGCTCGTGAAGTTCGATGCGGACACGACGGCGATCCCCCTCGGCGACGAGCAGGCGCTCGAAGGCGGAGTAGATCGTCTGGAGCATCTGGCCGGACCGCTTCCTGGACTGCTTGTAGTAGCTAAGGTCTTCACAAAGCGAGTAGGCGAAGGCCCAGTCACTGTTCTGGTAGAAGTCCGCCTGGCCACTAGTCTTCAGCGCCTCCCACAGCTTCAGGGCAATGGGATGCCAAGAGCGGTCGGCGTTGGGGACCTTGACCGGCCGGGCTTCACCCCTGGTGATCGGCAGAACTTCTTTGCCCTTGCGCTCGCGCGGGCGGGCTAGGTCGTCGGAGCGGTTGGGCACCGGGCCTGGCATGGAGGCCGCCTCCTTCTAGAGGGCGCCTGGACTCGAACCAGGGACATCGGGGTTATGGGCTCCACGCTCTATCACTGAGCTATGGCTCGTGGGGTTCTTGCCACCCTGTTCCGTGTGTTCCTGGGGCTGCTCTCCCTGGGCGTGCCGGAGCCGGCCCCAGAAGGCGGGCCGGCGAGGGGAGCCGGAGTGCAGCCTTACCAGACCTCCCACACGATGTGTGGAACGAACCAGATCATGAAGCCGAGTAGGCCAGCTATGAAGCCGAGTACACCGGCCGACTTCCAGCCGCGCTTGGTACCGATCCAGATTCGGATGTTCTCGGAGAGTGTGTCCCCCGGAGCCTTGCGCCACAGCGCGATGCCCTCCAGGATTGCGAAGCTGATCGCCAGCAGCGCCAACCAGGCGGCCCAGATGGTTGCCCAGACGCCATGCTTCGGCGGCTCTTTGTCGGCGGCGGTCACGGGCAGCCCCCTTCGCTTGCAGTGGAGTGCCCCAGGGGGGGGGCTCGCCACCCCGGCTTTCCCGTCTCGGGGTGGCGAGGTGGCGAGCCTGGCGAGCCATGGGGAGGGAACGCGCATTGTGTTGCAGCGCTCTAGCCTCCCGCACCCAACAGGGGTGGCTGCCCGGAGCGCGCAGTCATAGGAGGCCCGGATGGGCCTCAGCGCGGGTGAACCGCTTGGCGGTGCGACGGATCGCGGCTGCCCGCGCTCGGGCACCCTCAGCGCCGGACTTCTTGTCGTGGTGCCACTGACAGATCGCTTGCAAGTTGGACTCGGAGTGGTCGTCGTTGTTGATAATGTGATCAACGTCGACCGCGGTATCACGACACCGCTCACCCCAAGCACTCCTGGCTCTACAGCGATGACTATCTCGTCGCAGCACCCGCTTGCGCCTCGCTCCCCAGTCCGGGGGGAGTCGGTGCCGCCGGTCTGAACCTTCCCAACCGGGCATCTCGACTCCCCTCCAGATGGAATTTTGGCCCCAACCGCGTACGCCCGGAGACATGCGGACCCAGGACCAAGTCATTGGTAACAAATTCACAGGTAGGCAGGTGGGAGAGGCGTCTCCAAAAGAATGTTGTCGCCCGCGTCAGCGGGCCTACCAGGTTGACTAGCGATTAGGTGATCAGGTGAACCCCCATGGCCCCTTCGGGGCCTGGGTTAGCTTGCCAGTCTCTGGCTCCCAAGCCTGCCAGCCAACTGTTCTACTATTAAGACGGGTTCAGGGAGCCGATTGGCAATATCGATGTGGACTAGATCACAACATCTCAACGAATGGGCGAGTCCGGGCCGCCGCTGGATACCCCAGAACGACCTTGGAACTGTGGCAAGATTCCAGCCGCTAAGACACGGCGGTACGGCTACCCTGCCCCGGGGTCCATACCCCCTACCGGTATCCACTTCCTACTCTCCACTCTCGACAATCATCACCCGTACCCGGTAGGGGTATGAAGTGGTGATATAGCTGAGGTGTCCGCCAAGACGAAGGTCGTGACTCAGCTCACGCGTGGACTGGTTTAGGCGAGATGTCCGGCTGAACGATCGATAGGGATCTGGCCTGAGAGGCACACAGAGCGCCGAAAGACAGGCTGCCCGTGTGATCCGTAGCGCGCACTCGACTTAGTAGTGATGTTCTTAGATTCAATCCAGCCCCTTGACGTAGTGCCGGGCCGTCGTGTCCCATCGCGCGCCCGGCGCGCGTCTTCCCTTCGTTCTAATGGGTCCCACTACTTAATGGGCTTGGATTGATACTTTCCGTGTACTCATCCGTTCGGTCAGCTTGGGCTAGCCAAATGGCGGTGCCATCATGTGATGCTGTGACCTAATGTTGCAGTTGTTCGAGGGGAGCGAGAAAGCAGTTCACTCGGACGGGGAAGAACACATGTTGACATGTACATTCATGACGACTATGGTTCATTCCACTGCGAGGTCAACCGGGTTCGACGCTCTCGGCTCACCGCATAGGCGGTCGACCAACACGGAGCAACGATCACAAGTTGACAGAGCAGATGGGGCAGACTACGGTTCTTCCCAGCACAGCAACAAGCCGATCAATTGGGTCGGATGAAAGGCCCGTGAGCAAGCGCACGGGGAAAGCGGACCCCTTGGGATGCTGAGGGGTGGCGCACTCCGTCTAGGCAGTCGGACGGGCAAACGACGTTTCGCTAGGTCGTGCACAAACCTACGGCACACGTTAAGGGGGCATCCTCTCTGTGTGGCAAGGGGGCGGTCAGTCGCTTCGGATCGGAATTGTCGCCTAGGTGGCGGAGATCATCAGTCTCTGACTAACCACCGGGTACAGCGCCGAACCGGCAGGCGAGCGGAGCGGGTGGCGCAGTGAGTAAGCAAATCCGCTCGCAAGTCTTCCCTTCGGCGTGGTGGTCACATGATCCCCACGCCGTTGGGTGAACTTCAGGAGGTGGTGTGAAGTTGACACCTTTGGTATTTGATAGGCGTCGAAGACCGTAACATCAATCGGAAGGTGAAGTGATGAGAGTAGCTGGCGTCTGGAATGGCGGCGCGGGGCGCTACAGCTCCGGGGGTATTGACACCGACGGGGAGACCTGGGCCTCGCTGTCTGACGCCAGGCGCTCCCTGGTGGAGCGGTATGAGTCCGGCTATTGGCTACGGGATGGCCGCGCTCGGGCAATGGAGTTGGATGATGACGGGATCTTCCACCTTGGCGAACCGACCGACTGTTTGCGCCCTTGTGTTGGGGAGGACACCAGCATTGACCTGTACCGGATGGAGCGGGTTGGGCGTGGCAAGTGGCGGCTGGGTCATGAGCCGTACGCACGGCTTACCTTGGGCCCTCGGCTTGGGGTGCGCGTCGAGAATTGGTGAAGTGTGATCCTGTGACCCAGGGTGGTGTGGCTCATGGGGCCGCCGGGTGTGGGTCCGGCCATGAGTACTTAGAGGGGCGGTGACGTGGGTAGGGGGATGACTTCCCATGACGAACGGCTTCGCGGGCTAGGCACCAGCGTCCGAGCCTGCGCCGATCGGATCGTGGCGGTCTGGGATCGGGCGAGCGATTCTGAAAGGGATGCCGGTGCCCGCTGGTACGACGAAGCGGCGAGGGTCGTCGATGATCTGGCCGCGCAGACCGGGCGTTCCCGTGAGCATGTTGCCGCCGTAGTCTCTCATCTTTCGCCACGGACGACTTGGGCGCGGACTGTGGCCGGTGCTACCGCACTGCTCATGGGGGGCGTGCCGGTGGCATGCATCGGGGCGAACGTTAGGCGGGCGTCGTGTGCGCTGGAATCGGATGATCCACTAGGCACGCTTGCCGGGCCGAAGGTTCGCCGGTTCGCGCTTAACATCCTCGGCGACCGGGGGGCGGTAACGGTGGATGTGTGGGCGGTGCGAGTCGCCTTCGGTGGCCGCTTTGCCCGCACTGATCATGAGCGGCTGGTTAGTCGGGTAGGCGTGTATGAGGCGCTTGAGCACGCTTACCGGACTTCCGCTCGCCGGGCCCGTTGTGATCCTGCGACCATCCAGGCCACATCCTGGATCGTAGCCCGAAATGGGCGCAGTGGCTGAGTAAGTGTGAAAAGTGGTCCATGCGTTGCTGTCTGGGGTGGCGTGGGTTCATGACCCGGCATGGATGCGCAAGGTCAATCATCACATGGAGGGAGTAGATCGATGCGTGGACGTACGGCGGTGGCACTGGGCTACGTGATTGAGGACGCCCGGGAGGAACTGCACGAGCTGTCGGCCGGCGCAGTGGACCCCTGGTCCTTGACCGACGCCGAGGTGGTCGACCTGGTCGACGCCGGGTACTTGGGCGGCTGGTCCGCTTTCCTGCGGAATAGTGCGGCCTGAGAGGGCGAAATGCCAGAGGGGCTGGGGCCGATTGCCAGGCAACTCACCGCCGAGGAGCTGGAGGCCGCACTGGTCGCCTTGGCCGACATCCGTGCCGGATACCCGGACCCAGAGCTGGACCCGGCCGGACGTGTGGTTGCTGACAGGGTACGGGGCATTGTTCGCGATTCCGACTGACTGACGATTCATTCCGTCCTAAACCAAAAGGGGAGACCCGATGAAGACTGTGACGCTGACCGATGACCAGTATGCCTGCCTGCTCCGTGCCGTCAAGGTTGCGCTGCGACAGGCCAAGCAGATGGTGTTTGACGCTGAGCGAGACCTGATCTGGGCGGACCACCGGGGCGATGAAAGCTCGGCCCGGTTCTTCTACAACATGCTGGCGCTGTCCACGGACTTGCGGCGCGAGTACACCAACCTGACCGAGGTGGTGGAACTTGCCGACATGTGATCTTGAGTTATAGGCGCCAGTCACACCATCACGCGATGACTACTGCAAGGAGACGCCATGCTTACCGCGAAGCGGACCGAGCTGCAAGTCTGGGTTGGCTGCCTGGATTGCTACAACCATGGTCGATTGGTAGGGCAGTGGTACGACGCCAGCGAAGTCGGGGCGCTCGATATCGAGCAAGTGCACCGCGACGGGGGTGCGGGGTTGACCGGGCTGCCGTCGCCGGACGCCTACCGCTGGTCGCCAGAAGGTGGGGACCCGGAGGAGTTGAACGAGGGGCATGAGGGGCTATGGGTCTTTGATCATGATGGATTCTGTGGCCTTTTGAGGGGGGAATGCTCCCCGTCGGAGGCGCAGCAGGTCGCCGAAGTGATCGGTCAGCTCGAAATGCATGAGGGCGTTTCGGCACTGGCCACTTACGTCCAGCACGAAGGCGTTGACCTTGATGACTCGGGACTAATCGAGAGGTTCCGGGAGGCGTACTGCGGCGAGTGGGAGAGCGAGGTGGAGTACGCCCAAGACTTGGCCGACGACCTGGGGGTGCTCGACGCTGACGCTACTTGGCCGTGCAACTACATCGACTGGGACCGCGCCGCCCGGGACCTGTTCATAGACGACTACTGGTCGGTGTGGGTGGGGGGCAAGGTTCAGGTCTTCCACAACGGCTAAAGCGGCTGATCAAGTGTGATCCTGAGTCCATGCGTCATCGTCAAGGGATGGCGAGGGTTCATGACCCGGCATGGACACGTAAAGCCAACCATCACAAAGGGAGGGACATGAACACGATGCTGGTGTATCGGGTTGAGACGGCGTGGGGACAAGGTCCGTACAACCGATGGGACGGGGCAATGACGGAGGCACAGGCGGATGAGCATCAATTGATGACGAAGGCGCACTGCAATACGGAAACCCACCCCTCCCCGCAAGTTGATCGCGCTTGGTCGAAGAACCCGAAGTCGGGGCAATTCGATGATTCCTACCTGTTTGGGTTCGGAAGCCGGGCCGACCTGGTCGCCTGGTTCGGGGGGTGGGGTGCGCATCTCCAGGACTGCGGTTACCGGGTGAACGTGTACCGAGTTCCTGTCCGTGCGGTGATCGCGGGCCGCAATCAGGTGGCGGCCAAGCGCTACTCGATGGTGCGGATGTGCTCCCTTCCCATCACCAAGCTGGCCCCATGACCCGCCGGCCTGCACTTCGGCCAGGACGGCGGGGGTTCACGACCCGGTGCAGGCACGCAACTACCCCGCCTGCCTGAGGGAGAGATATGTACCGCGTGACCTGGACCGAGGTTTCCAAGCATGAGGCGGAGCTGACCGCCGTAGAACTGGCCGACCTGCTGGGGGTGGAGGTTGACGAGATGGCCCTCATCGACGAGATCGACTGTGGCGGGAGCCTAGTTAACAGCCTCGGCGGGCTGAGCCGTTGGGGGTTCGTGGGCCTGACCCGCGAAGACGTTGAAATCGAGGAGGTCTGACCATGGCTCACGAGATGGACATACCAACCGTCGATGACGGCGAGGTCTACCTGGCACGCAAGATCGACAAGAATCGATTCGTGCTGGAGGTGACCAACTCGATCGGCGACGTGGCCAAGGTCGAGTTGATCGGGGATGACCTGCTTCAGCTCATTCGTAGCTCGGCGCAACTCCTAGCCGAGGCGTACTGATCCACGGGCCTGCACGCCGGCCAGGACGGCGGGGGTTCACGACCCGGTGCAGGCACGCATGACATCCACCCATCCCAACACGAGGGAGACCGACATGAGTTACCGACTGGCCAAGGCGCTACTGTCCGACGACCCGGCTGAGCAGGAGAAGCTTTTGCGGGAGGAGACGCTGCGCCACGCGGTGTCTCGTGCGATCTTCTGCGCCATCACCGGAAAAGTGCTCGACGTTCGCGCGGCGGTGCTGTTCACCGTCAAGCACAACGGTAAGTCTGGTGCGCTCGTCATGACCGGCGAGGCGTGGGACGGGCTGTCGGCGGACACGCTGGCTACCGCCGCCGAGCTGGGTGCTGAGGTTGAGGTCATCGACGGGCGGGAGCTGGTCTGATGTTTCATATCATCGTGAAATCCATCAATGGAGGCGAGGAGCGCTATGGGCGCATGGAGTTCATCTCTCCGAGCCTCGCAGCCCAGTATGTTGAGCGCGAGTTGCGCAGCCTTACCTGCTACTGCCAGGTGTGGATCAAGAATCGCGGCGGGGAGCGCGTTGTCCAGGGGCGCCGGGACGGCTTCAACGGCACCGGCAAGAACTGGATCTGGGAGAGGGCATCATGAACTGGGCGGGCCGTCCTCATCGGAGACCTGTGTGCCGATCTGGCCGAGCAACCCTCACCACCGAGAACCTGGTCCGCGAAACCAGGGCGGGGGAGGTCGGCCGTTGACCGATGCCGAGTAGGAGATTTACCACCTATCCTTCTGTGAACTTGAGATGAAGCAATTGGTCACAAATGCGAGCACAAGATATCAATCTAAGGATGAAGCAAGAAGGGGTATTGAGACATGACTGCACGTGGCAAGATGAATGCCGCCAATATCGTCCGTGCCATTAACTCCGGCAGCACCATTCGAGTGCTCCTGACGTGGCAGAGCGCGGAGACCCTCAGGACAGCCGGCGTCAACCGTGAGCCGGGTCTTATGGCTGCCAACCGTAAGACTGGCGTGTTGACGCTGGCCGTCCAGGAGGTCGAGACCCGGGCGATAGTCACCACCGGCCGGCGAGCCGAGCGACAGTACCGCCTCCGCACTAGCCAGGGCTGGACCCTTTGGTCTTCCCCTGTCCAGACCTTCATCCTCGCCCCCGAAGATGCAGCCGGGATCAAGCGGGCGCATAGCGAGGCGTTGATCGAGGACGCGCGCATCAATGTGCAGGACGAGCTGGCCGCCTTCGAGCGGGGTGAGTTGAAGGAAGGTCAGGCCGCCGAACTACCGGCCACTGAAATCCCGAACGACCCACCGCACCATGAGGTGATCAACGGCTCGGGGGTCGACGCGCAGGATTCCCGGCCCCCCCACAAGTTGCGCCAGGACCGGAGGGCGTGACCCATCCGCCTGTGGTCCGGCTGGGACGGCGAGGGCTCACGACCCACCACAGGCACTCACCGAAGACAAGCAGAGAGGTAGCACATGACTCAGGCCACCAATGGGATGCTCGCCAAGATCCGTAAACTGCTGGCCCTTGCCGAAGACCCGGCAGCCACGGCAGCCGAGGCCGAAGCGTCCACCGCCAAGGCAGCCGGGCTGATCGCCAAGTACGGCGTCGACCGGGCCATGCTCGCCGCGACCAATCCGACCACTGACGTGATCGGCGACACGGTGGTGGTGATCGATGGTGCGTATGCCCTGGACAAGCAGCGGCTACTGGGTGCCATCGCCATCGAGCTGGGCTGCAAGGCTGTTTACCAGACCCGCTATCCGGACGGCAAGCGCCAGTATCGGGTGCACTTGTTCGGCTACGGCTCTGACCTGGAGCGGGTGGACATGCTGTTCACCAGCCTCTTAGTGCAGGCGACGCATGGCTTGGCCGGCGCTGAGGTGCCGCTGGGGGAGAATACCACCGCCTACCGCAAGGCGTGGCTGACCGGATTTACGGAGGCCATAGCGTCCCGGCTGCATCAGGAGGCCGAGCGCGCTAAGCAGCGGGCCGAGGAGCAGGTGATCACCGGGGCCTCCGTCGCCCTGGTGCTCGCTGACCGGTTGAGCCAGGTCGAGGCCGCCAAGAAGCGGCAGTACGGCAAGCTGCGCCTCGCCAAGCAGCGGACGCTGACCGGGCAGGGTATCGCCGACGGGGCCGAGGCTGGCAATCGGGCCGAGCTGGGTGGTCCGCGAGTTGATGATGGCGGTGGCCGGCGGATGCTGGCCTGACACAGGGTTGTGGTGGCTTTGGTCCACCCTCACCCCGACCTGATGTGAAATTGTGATCAGAGGAGATAGGTGTGGCTTTGTGGCTTTACAGGATAGACCTGTCCGACTTCTTCCATAAGCCGTGGAGCTTCGAGAGGAAGCGCGACCTGATCGTGGATCGCTTACGGGGCAGCGAGTGGGTCAAGGCACACGGTGAGGACTCCCTGCTGGTAGTCGCTATCAACGAGATGGCGCACGCCACCGAGGTCGAGGATTTTGACGACTGGTGGGACGAGGTCTACGACCTGGCCGACCGCGACCTGGTGTGGATCAATACCTGAGAGGATGCGGCGTGAGCAAGGATCTCGTGCAGACCAAGTACTACACCTTTGCCCAGAACAACACGGGCGACCGGTTCGGCGAGGCTGCTCCTACTTGAATGTGAAACTGTGATCAGGTAGGGTTGTGAAACTGAGAGCGAAGTGTAGAGCACAGTGAGAGGGGCGTGCAGTGGAGACCGACACCCTTGTCGTCGCCATCACGGGCATTGACGACCTGGTGGCCCTCCCCGTGGGGGTGGCGATTCAGGACCGCGATGGGGATGTGTTTACCAAGATCGACATCGATACCTATGCATCGGCTATCTACACCTTTCCGGCTAACTACTTGCTCGACTACCTGCCGGCCATCGTGCTGTGCGAGCCGATTGAGTTCGAAGCGGGTGACGTTGTACGCATCACCAAGGATGGGCTGGACGTCATCTACATCCGCAGCGGTGATCTTGCGGAGGTTGCCGAAGTCGACGATGCTCACATCTGGGTGAGGTTCGAGGACTTCTTGCATCTGCCATTCAAGCGCGAGGAGGTGGAACTGGTCCGCCGGAGCATCGAGAGCGCCCGCAAGGGTAGTGACCAGATCGTTGACCAGATCGTCTCTGTGTTTCGCGGTCTGCTCGACGAGATTCCGACTGCTGCCAAGGGCCGCGGCCAACCTGCCGAGACTGCCGAGCCGGTTCTGATCACCTCGGTCGCGGAGCTGAATGCCCTGCCCAACGGCAGTGTGGTCACCGCGACCGTCGCTACCGCCTCACCGACGCGCTACAAGAGCGGGGGGCACTGGAGGGTCATGGGCTCGGGCGGCACCTATGACTACACCACCTCCCGCCTGGCCGAAGCCGCCAGGCTGCGCCTGGTGTACAAGCCGGCCGCCTGACCGTAACTAGTTGTGAACTTGTGAGCTGGGCTGGTCATGTCTGGCCGGCTTAGCTCGCACTCGGGGGGATGTATGCGGATCACACCACGACGGGATGAAGTTCAGACGATCGTCGCGATCTTGGAGAGCGACGAATACGACAGCGCAGAGGTCATGGCCAGGGCCTTGATCAAGGAAGTTTCCGAGCTGTTGAACATGCGCGACTGGGTGGCCCTGACGCATCGATTTGGAGGACAGCACCGGCTCGGCATCAACTGGGGCCCATTCGCCTCCGACAACGAGGCCGGCAAGTACGCCGCCAAGATCGGCATAAACGGCAAGTTCTCGACAGTCAAGCTTTACAGCCCCGGGCTACTCCTGGCTAACGCTACCGCCGCGAAGCGCCCGACCAAGGACTTCTGCACCAATCCCGTATGCATGCATGCCTCCGCGGTTCATAGCGCCGTCGGCACCGGCCGCGGCAAGTGCGTTCTGGAGTTGTGCCCCTGCACCAAATACAGCAAGTGAGGTGAATTTGATGAGCAACAGGACAATTGTTCCGTATATCTGGTGCGGGGACTGCAACAAGCGAGGATTCAGCAGCCGCAGCCTGGCGCGTAAGGCGCTTGGCCGGGTGCGGGCCAAGCGCAACCGGCTTGCCGACAAGCATGGAACCCGACGTGGAGTGGTCCGGGAAAACCGGGCCTACATCTGTCCCGGTGGCCTTTGGCATTTGACGGGGATGAGTCGTCGGCTGGTGAGGCGATGAGGTGCACCGTTTGCATCCAGCACGGTCTAGCGGTCGGCGAGATTCGGGCCTACGTCGGCCGACTTGCCCGCAGAGCGGCGAAATCTGGCCTACCCACCGACATCGCCCGAGTTCGGTCGTTCCGGGCCGAGCTTGACCGACAGCGCAAGTTCCAGCAGGACCACGAGCGGGAGCACGAGGAGATGGCGTGAGCGAGAGATTGCAGGAGACCTTGAGCGCCCTTAGGCGGGTCGAGTGTCTTGCGGCGCAAGCCGTCTACGAGGAGCACGAACGCGGTGGAGAGGCCAGAGCCGTGGTCCTGGAGATCGGTCGCCTGGTCGGGGTTCCGCTCGGCGGCGCGACCTGGGCCGTGGCCGACATGCAGCGTGTCATCAAGGCAGTGCGCGAACTGCGGGATGAAGCGATACGGCTCCACTTGGATCTGGAGGTAGCGACGGGTGGCGTAGTCAAGTGAACAACACCCCATCGACGACCACCCCAAAGCAGCCCACGCGCGTGGCGGCTCGTTCGGCCCGTCACCTTACCGTCGATGACGTATGCGTCGACCTCGGAATTACGCGGTCGACCTTCTACGACTGGCGAACAAAGCGGAAAGGGCCACGCGCCCGCAAGTTGCCGAATGGTGAGGTGCGAATTGAGCGCTGCGACTATGAAGCCTGGCTTGAATCACTCTATGAGGAGGTTGCTTGAATATCAGCTATGACGTGAGTATTTGGTCAACTCAGACCTATGAGGGGAAAAGGGGTAAAACCTATCGCGTTTGCTGGCGGGTAGCCGATCGGCGGCATAAGGCGGTATTCAAGACGAAGGCTCTTGCGGACGGACTGCGGTCAGAACTGGTCACCGCGACCCGCAAGGGTGAGGCTTTTGACATCGAGTCGGGCCGCCCTCTTTCGATGCGTCCAAACACTGCCGTGAGTTCGTGGTACGACCTGGCCTGTGCATTTGCCGATATGAAGTGGCCGAACGTGGCGGCCACAACCCGCCGCACTCACGCGGAAGCGCTGACGGCGCTTACCGTGCTCATGCTGTCCAGTGCGAGAGGCCGCCCGGACGGTAAGTTGCTGCGCTATGCCCTAGGACGCTGGGCGTTCAACACCGCGCGCCGGGAGGACATGCCCGAAGAGGTTCGGGCCGTCCTTGATTGGGTGAAGCGGAACACTCGTGACGTAGCGAGCCTCAGCCGTCCCGAGGTCCTGCGGCCGGTACTGGATGGCCTGACTGTGCGGCTTGACGGGTCACCGGCCGCAGCGAGTGTCACCAGTCGCCGTCGGAAGATATTCAACACCACGATCGAGTACGCGGTTGAGAGGCGTTTGTTACCGGCAAACCCACTGCCGCAGTTGAAGTGGAAACCACCGAAAACCGTAACCACTGTTGACCGACGGTCCGTAGCTAACCCGGTTCAAGCGCGCACTCTCCTGGAGGGGGTTAGGGAGCAGGGCCGCATCGGTCCACGCATGGTTGCCTTTTATGCCTGCCTTTACTTCGCCGCAATGAGACCGGAGGAAGCTGTGCGTCTCGCCAAGCCGAATCTCAGCCTGCCTGACGAGGGGTGGGGGGAGTTCTTTCTCGACGGCGCTGAACCGCACGCGGGTAAAGAGTGGACCGACAGCGGCAGGAACCGCGACCGGCGACAGCTCAAGCAGCGTGCACGGGGCGAGTCCCGTACGGTTCCATGTCCGCCCGAACTGACCGCGATCATCAACGCGCACGTTGGCCAGTTCGGGTTCGGGCCCAACGGCCGGCTGTTCGTTGGAGAGCGCAACAAGGAGGAGTTGCCCAAGGGGACGATCAACCGGGTGTGGCGGTGGGCGCGAGCAGCCGTGTTCACGCCCGAGGTGCGTGCCTCGCCACTGGCACGAACCCCGTATGACTTGCGACACGCTGCCGTGTCGACCTGGCTCAACGGGGGAGTGCCTCCGACAGATGTAGCTGAGTGGGCAGGGCAGTCGGTAGAGGTGCTGCTCCGGATCTACGCGAAGTGCCTAGACGGTGGTGACGTAGCTCTCAGGCGGCGGATCGAGCGGGCGCTGGGCCACGACTGA